AAGCCTCATTCTAAGCGAACGCGCATTCCTAACCATGTCACCCCTACGATCAAACCTTGGTTCTTCATTTCTGAGGATTCGCGCTTGTTCTTCGATGAATTGGGTTGCTGTCATAATTGAGACGCTACACCCCTTTTGATTACGCACAAGCACTTTTTCAAATAAAGTGCATTTATTTTTCTTCCTTTGCAGTGCTGCGAACAAGTCGAAGCGCACGACCTACTCCGTAGGCTTGCAATCTTGGGTGTTCACCCTGTAAAAAGCGGAAGTTTTTGGGCCATTTCCTCGATTGTTCTGTTTCTTGATTGCTCTCGCCGCGCACTCTTAGAATCAATCCTTTCCCAAGCATCTTTTGAAAGCGTTATTGTTCGGCTTTCCTTCTTCATGTTTGGCGGGATGGGGGGCCTACCCGCTCCTTTTCTTTTTCCTCCGTGTTTTTTTTTCATCGATGAAGCATTTCGTTTTTTACAGCCTCGTCTCGAATCCGAATTTTTAACGCTTTCAGCGTGTCCTCCCTGCATGCGACGCAACCGTCGATTGTCCAAGGACTTTTCAATCCTGCCCACCAACCATTTTCCGATTCATACCAGATTTCGGTAACTTTATTTTTGAGATACTTAGGGACTTTCATCAATAACAATATAAACCCTCTTTTGAATTTGTCAACTACTATTTCAAGCGAAGGGTGAACAAAACAGTGAACTCAATCCGATAAATCGGATTGGGAGCTATGGTTTTGCCGCAAGGGATGTCGCGCCCCCCATATGCTCCAATAGAGGGAGAGCGTGTGTTTTAATGCGCTTCTTATAATACTCTATAAAAAGTCTTTTAAGACTTCACTTGTGTTTGTCTGACTCAGATAAACACAACCAGCCTCATACGAGACTTTTTTTAAGGGGGTATAATAATAAAACACACGTTTTTAGTGAAAGTAATTGCTCCCTGTTATGGTTTATATAACACCTCGTATCCTCCACCCCGATTCCTGTGGTCGGAACCCCGCTCGACACTACTCAGGAATCGGGATTTCAGGTGTTCACCTTTTTCCCAATATGAGGTGAACACCTGATTCTCGACTAATTTAGTAGGGTATGAGGGGGCTATTATTACACTTATAGTGTGTAAAAGACCCGCGTTTGGGGTTCGCTTTCAGTCGTTCAACAACATAGAGTCGTTGTTGACCAGTGACTGTGACATCGACTTGATAGTCCGCTGGGGGCGCATGGTGAACGGAGAGCCCTCCTTCGGTGGGTCCATAGCTACCAACCCGTGCCTCTGCCTAGCGCAGTCCAGAGCGAGGAAGGCGGCATCAGCAATATCCGGTGACCTCCCGAACCTGGTCTTGAAGTCGGGCTTAGACTCAATCTTGATCTTGAGCGACCCGGACTTCACCATCTCGTAGTTTCGAGCTACGATCTCTGCCGCCAACTCATTCCCGATTCCTGAGATCTGACCCGTCCGCATCAGTTCCTTTCCCACGAACCACAGTTCCGATACACGATTCGTGTAGAGGTCAATGCCAGTGAGCCTACTGTTTGAGGACACCCGTTTGTCTGATGGCTTGCCCCCAAAGGATACACGTAAGATTTGAGGCGACCACTCGCCAGAGAGGACATCACAGAATGGCGCACCTGCACCTGTGGAGTCCACCGCTAAGTTATCTGGGGACACTCCCTCCTTCTTACAGATGTTCATGACCTGGGTGACAATCTGGTAGGTTCGCGGCACTGCCTTGTTCGATGAGTCATCCGTTAACTGAAATAGCTTCCCGAACTCGAAAACAAACTGCCCCGTGGTCGAGTATCCAACCAGACCCGTAAACAGAATCGTTCGGTCGCCTCCGTTGGTGAAAGCGGGGTCTAGCCCTGCGACCTTAACGGGAGTCCCCGCCCAGGATGCAGGATTCATGGCTCCGCTCTGGGAGATTTCCGACTCCAAGTATATACCCTCGTTCTCATCGCTATCGAAGAACACGGCCCTGACCATTCGCATATATGCTCTCGACTCTTCGCCTAGCAGCTTTCTGTCCTCATCAAGTTTCTCTTCTGTAGGGAGGTAGGCATACTTCGTCTCCCCAGCCATGATGTTGGGGCTGCGCTCGCCGTCTAGTCGGATATACTTGCCGCCCCATTTTGTTTTCCACTCGTCTGCGTGGAGGATGTCCATAGACTCCCACCCCAATAATGGCTCAGACCAGACCCCGAACGCATCAAACCTCGATGACGGGTTGCTCATTCCGATGATCTGAAGTTCTGGGTTCTTGGACAGGTTAGACAGACCAGCATTGAGAATTGCCTCACTCAGTTCGGAAAGCTCGTCCCCAATCAAGATCACTTTTTTCTGCTTGATACCGATGAATTTGCCAACCGCTTCCCTTGTCTTGGACTTCTCTGCGGCGATCAGTGAAAGACCAGCCTTCTCGATCAAAGTTCCTTTTTCATTGATATACGCGATGTTTCCGATGGAGTCCCTGATCTTACCAGGCATCCCCTCCACTACCGCCAGTAAAGAGATGACTGAACCCCAAATCCTTTTTCGCGCTTCCCGAAGCGTGGTCGAAGTCATCAGGACTAAGGTTTCACTGGGGCGTGATAGCCAGTTCACAATCCCCCAAGCGGCCATAGTATGTGACTTACCGGAACTTGCTGAACCACCTACTGCTAGATACTTGTTGGCTATCGCCTCTTTAATCATGATATCTGCCCACGGGTGACGTTCCAAGAGAGGCTCAGGCAGGTCTTCGTTATTCCATAGAACATCTGCGATTCGCCAAAAGTAATACTCTTTAGCTTCTGGTTTTTTATGATTCGCAAATCCGTATAGGAGTGCGGTAAGGGTGCTGGTCACAGGGATCTTCAGTCCCCCCACCATCATTTTATCACCAGCGTTGGTGACTCTGGGTTCTAGTTTATTGACGGGCATGGACACAAAATAGCACGTAGGATTCTTGTTGCACTAAAAGATACATGATGCAGACTATTTTAATATGGCTACCAGAAAAGAAAGAGATCGCCAAAAGAAAGCGAAAATAGCACGGGCGATAGAATTAGACTCTGCTGGTTGGGGTAGAGCGTCGATTGCGAAAGAACTGGGCATCTCAAGCTCGACTCTGTATGCCTGGTTCAAAGAAATGAACGTGCCTTCAAAAGAAGAGGTGAACAATAACCCCATCGACTTAGTTGAAGATGACGACCCCGTAAGCACGGAACTCCAAGAGCAGACCAAAAAAATTCTCGACCCAGAGTTCATCAACAGTGCCGACAAATTAGAGGCGCACAAGGAGGAGGCTGAAGTTATTCTTCGGAGCATTGATGACTCTAAAAGTCTAACCGAACAGGAAAAGATTCGGTCGTTCTTGGGGAACGCCTACCTCCAACACTTACGAGATGTAGTGGGTAAACTGCCCCCGATCCGAAACGTAAAAGACTTGGAGACTTACCACAAACTTCTCTTTGAGTCGTTCGGCATTAACGCGAAAGAAAACAACAAGGGGACCAAGCACATTGAAATCTCGATCCTCAACAACTCAAAAGCCAGCAAAGGCGAAGCTGTAAAAATTAAGAACCGCAAAATCATAGACGTTGAAGTAGAAGACTGATTATGCAAGAAGACGCTGTTAACCACCCAACCCATTACAAGTCTCACCCCTCTGGGGTTGAAGTCATCCAGATCACCGAACACATGAATTTTTGCTTGGGTAACGTGGTGAAATACATTTTGAGAGCGGAACACAAGGGGGCGACCATTCAAGACCTGGAGAAAGCCCAGTGGTATCTGAAGAGAGAAATCGAGCGGAGGAAGAAAGAACTTCAGAGCGGGGGTGAAGTTACTGCTGATGATTTCTTTAACCCGAAGAAACCCTCCTCCGATTTCTTGGAGTGCTACACATGATTGTTGGGATTGACAACGGTATCGACGGGGGAATATGTGCCATCTCCCCCCACGGCAAGATCATTGATAAATGCCCCATGCCCATCCTAAAGCGGAAAGAAAAGCGTGAGGTTGATGTTGCCGCGTTCAAGAAGTGGATTCTCGACCTCAACACTGAACCCTTTATCCTGATTGAAGAACCTCTGAAACATGCGAAGTCTAGCCAAGCTATGAGGTCAATGTCGATTAACTTTGGGAAACTTCTTGGGGCTTGTGAAATCAAAGAGTGGCTTGTCGCCGCCGTAGAACCCAGAGAATGGCAGGTAGAGATTCTTGGTCGAGTAGCCGCTGGGCAAACCAAAACAGCAGCCCTCAACTTGGTTTCCGAAATTGCTCCAGAAGAAGATTGGACAAAGAAAGGCAGATCCACAAAACCCCACGACGGTATGATTGACGCATACCTGATAGCAGAATTTGGAAGGAGAAAATACCCCAATGAACGTGAGTAAAGATAAAGACGTAAACCAAGCAGTTAAAGAACTCTGCCAGCATTTGCGCGGCGCAGATAAGAAGAAGTTTCTCTCTGTGGTCAGAGAACTGGAAGCTAGGACGCAAGAGTGCGAAAGACTCCGAAGACCTACCTTGACTCGATACGCAAAAGATCTGGTCTGGAAAAAACATCTTGACGAAATAAAAGGTAAGGAGCAGACTCCCTACCCAGAATTGGAAATTTACACAGACCCAGCCAGAGAAAACTGTAATCAAGAAATATGAAACTAGAAATTGAAAAAGAAAAGCTGCTGCGCCTTTTCAGCGCGGCGAACAAAGCAACCGCCCCCAAGAGCAATCTCCCCGCCTTGGGGAATGTCCTCCTAAAAGCGGAGGGAGGCAAGTTGTCCATCAGCGGAACCAACCTTGACCAAGAAGTCGTAGCTGCGGATACGGCTGAAGTGAAAGAGGAAGGCAGCGTCCTGATCCCTGGATCACGAATGAGGAGCTTGGTGGGGTCAATGTCTGGTCCCGTAAAGATCAAGAAAGTCCGAAATGATATTGAAGTGTCCTCAGAGGGCTTCTCAGCGAAGCTCAAAGGGCTCCCGGTGGATGAGTATTGTGGACCCGCACTGGCAGGGGAACCAGAGGTTTTTAATTTTAGCGGGGAAAGATTTTCAGAAGCTCTGAACTCAGTTGTCTTCGCCGCCAGTGCCGATGCGACACGCCACATGCTCAATGGGGTATATTTCGAGGCAGACGAAAATGGATGTCGCGTCGTCGCCACAGATGGCAGGAGACTGTCCGTCTGCTCGATTGAAGATGGAGAACATCCCAAGGCTGGGGTAATCCTACCCACCTTAGCGGCAGACATCATTTCTGAAGCGGCAGGTTCGCAGGAGAAGATTGAGTTCCACGTTGCAAGTTCTTATGTCCGGCTGGTGACCAAAACAACCCAGGTATTTAGTAAAACTATTGCTGCGGAGTTCCCCGATTACCGAAAGGTGATGCCCTCACCAGAGGATACTGACCGCATTGCTTCCTTTGATAAGTTTGAGCTAAGTTCAGCATTCCGCAGGACAGCCCTCTTCTCAAACCCGAAGTCCCCGGTAACTCGCTTGGAGTGTGTTTCCGGTTCTCTCACCATCACCTCAAAAGCTCCCGAAGAAGGAGAAGCGAATGAGGTCGTGGAGGGGGAAGGTCAAAGTTTCTCGACTGCCGTGCAACCTCAGTTCATGCAGCAGTTCCTGAAAACCACCAATGGGGAGAGTATTACCATTTGTGTTGGTGACTCGGCTGACCCGATCAGGGTGCTGTCTGAGGACACCGAATACGTGGTAATGCCCGTGAGGAAGTAGGGGAATGAAATCTCTATTTCTGAAGCAGGAAGAGTCCAAGGGATTCTTTGTAGCGGCACACACTAAAGGCCAGAACACCCTCGACACATCCAGTGTAGGGACAGGGAAGACAGTAGTCGCAGCCCACCTTGCCTTGGATTGGGATGGTCCCGTGGCAGTTATCTGCCCAAAGGCAGTAGTCCCTTCATGGGAGCGTGAGTTGAAGGAGCATGGTGTGGAGCCTTGCTTTGTGCTGAACTATGAGAAGATTCGCAATGGGAGAACTCAGTGGATGAGTAAGAAGGGAAAAAAGCTAATGACTTGGAACCTACCCCCCAAGTGCTTAGTCTTTATTGATGAAATTCACGCCTGTAAGTCGCCGTTTACGCAGAACGCGCAGATGCTAATCTCTTTAGTTCAGCAGGGGTATAGGGTTCACGGGATGTCCGCTACGGCAGCGGAAGACCCAACGGAGATGAGGGCATTAGGGTTCATGTTGGGGCTGCACAACCTCAACAAAGACGATTCGTGGTTCTCTTGGATGAAGAGAAACGGGTGCGTGAAAAATGATTGGAACCAATGGATCTGTGTTCGGAAGAACACCTTACCCGCAATCAAAGAGAAGATGTATTCTTCCAACGTTAAAAAACTGACAGTGAAAGACTTCCCAGATTCATTCAAGCATAACCGGGTCTTCGTAAAGCCGATACAATTCTCCAGCTACAAAGAGATCATTAAAGCATATGACGAACTGGGCATCACCCCTGAGATCATAGACAAGCTACTGGAAGACCATACAGTCGAGGATAGCGAACACGTTCTTGTGAACTTGTTGAGGGCAAGACAGTTAGCGGAAGCTATGAAGGTTCCTGACCTAGCGGACATGGCCGAAGAGTTGAGGCTAGAGGGGAACAGCGTTGTCCTATTCGTAAACTTCTCAGACACGGTAGATGCCCTCTGCACTAGGCTCGACTGCCTCAAGATTGACGGTAGGCAGACTGCTTCCGAACGGCAAGAGGCGATTGATTCTTTTCAAGAAGATAAGGTCGAGGTTCTCGTAGTTAATATCGCGGCTGGGGGGACAGGCATATCTCTCCACGATGTTAATGGAGAGCGACCCAGAGTCTCTCTGATTAGCCCCACGTTCTCAGCAAAGCACTACTTACAGTGCTTGGGGAGGATTCACCGAAACGGTGCTAAGTCAGATGCGGTTCAGCAAATCATTGTGGCCGCTGACTCGATTGAAGAACACGTTGTGAAAGCGATAAATAAGAAAATACAAAACATGGAGATGCTACATGGAAATTGAAGAGATATTCAAAATTGATTTCGCTAAAGCCAAAGCGATAGCCTTCTTAGAGATCGAACGCTATAAGCTCGACATCAAAGGGGGAGAGACTTCTATAGACGAGGAAGCTGCAATCCTTTTCGGCATCATCGCTGGCATGGCATACTCAGAGATAGAACATAAAGTTTGCTACGAGCAGGAGTCAAAATACTCAGAAGATTATGTTGACTTCCTTGAGCGCATAGTGAAAATGAAAACAATTAACCCAGAAAAATCTAAATTATCATACAACTAATGGACACACCAGATCATTCAAATCGAGGACACGCAGAGTTTGGACCAAGCGGACTAAAATACGTTGCGGCTTGCCCAGGATTCCACGGAACAGATGGGACTTCAGAGGCAGCGGAACGAGGAACCAGGATTCATGAGGCTCTAGAAGTCCATGACCCTAGTGCGCTACACGACGAGGAGGAGGTCGAGATCTACGACAAGATCGTAG